TGAATCAGAATACCAATGCATTCCAGTTGATTGGTTATATAAACCTTCACCACTATTATCATTTCTGAACCAGTTTCTTGCATAGATTTCAGTTGCTCTTAAACCACTATTAAGATTTGAGAAAGATGCAGGGTCTACATAATATCCAGTATTTGATGAATCATAAAAGATTGGAGACCTCATATCTGAGTAGTGATATGCGTAATCAGAGTTTACTCTAAACATTTCACTACCACCTCTTAACACTCTTATTGCATAGTTGTTAGTTGATGCCATTCTAAGGTCAATACCATAATCATCATCACCAGTTAAGATAATACCCCAGTCATTATTATTTGGTTTATCTAACCATAATAGTGCATCATCACCAGAAGCTTGATTATCAATACCACTCAATCGTAAACCACTCATTCTAGAATTATTTCGAGGGTTTACATAGAATCCAGTATCATTTCTATCATACATGATATTTGGTCGAATATCATTAAAGTACGATGTACTAGCAAAGTTACCATAGTATGATGTATTATTTCTATCATAGTAAATATCTGCTCTTACATCATTTAAATAAGATGTAGAGGCTGGGTCTAAGTAGAAACTATTACTATTGGAATCATAAAATCTTTGTGCGTACATGTATTCTCCAGCATATACACTTTGACCACTATAAATGTTTCTGTTAGTAGCAAGACCTGGATATGAATCAGGTACTACTTCACATGCTGTTGTTGAACCAGGATTTCCTGTTCCTGATGTTGTTAATGACCAACCAGGAGATTGGAAGTTATTTGTTATTGCGTAATATAATGTACCAGAAGTTCTTATATAAATTTGTAAGTAATGAGTATCATATGTACCACTTTTTCTAATTCTAATGTTATTAAAAATACCATTAGAACTATACCAAGATTTACCTAACATAGTAATTGTACCTTGTTGACCATAAGAAATACCAGCAGTAAATGACATCGAACCATGTCTACTACTATTAGTATCCCACACATTGAAGGTAGCATATTGTCTACCACTTCCCGTAGCAATAGTTACCCATTGTCCTGCACTTACACTTCTTGATGCGGTATCTGCTATTTCAAATCCATCAACAATTATTTCATTTGCGTTTATTGAATTTAATCTAGATGTACCATTAGGGTCTGAATAATATCCTGTATTATTGGAATCATACATTATAGGTGTTCTTACATTTGCAGTAAAGTTACCTACTTCTGCCGTAAGTTGTGCATTATTAGCACCAGTATCACCATAAAATACAAATTCTGCACCAGTTCCATTTGGATTAGCATCAGATACTCTAATTTCAGCATCAAATGATGTGTTGATGAATCCAATTCTATTACCTGTTAAAGTAAGAGTATTAAAATTAGATTGAGATGCTGGATTTGCGTAGAATCCAGTGTTATTTACATCATAGAAAATTGGTGCTCTATTTGAACTTCTTGTATATGCATCACCAGCTTGATTTACATACCATTGTCTTGTACCTTGTCCACCAGAACTACCAGCACTACCAGTTGTTGTCCATGCTTCAACGTGTCCACTATTTACATCGAATCTTACATATGCACCATAAGGGTTACTATTAGTCTGTCTACCATAATATTGTCCACTATAATTAATGTTACCACCAATACCTGTGTTATCATAAGTGATACCTGGCTCAGATGCCCAAAGTGTTAAATGAGCATCGTAAATATCATTACCATTATTGTAGTGTAATTGAATTCGAGTATCACCATGTCCACCTTCAACATAAAGATGATGTAATCTAGTATCAGATGATGGTTTTACATAATATCCTGTATTATTGAAATCATAATAAATTGGATAGTATGCATAATCATTAGTATCGTATGCCGAAATACCACCATCAGTTCTTAATTGTCTATTGAAGTAGAATAATCCTCTATCGGTTTGGAAATGTGCGTATGAACTATTCATTGGCCCCATATCAACATATCCATAGTTGGTTCTCATTCTTAGAGAATTACCACCACCTTCTTCTAACTGAGTATTTGAATCATTAATTTGATATTCACCATAAACCCTAACACCTGTTGATATAGTTCTTAACCTTTCTGCTCCATCTTCGAATAATTGTAGATAAGGACGAGAAGTATCAGTAATTAAGTAAAAAAGTGCATGGTTTGTTCCTTCATTATCTTCACCTTGGAAGTAGAAATCACCTTCACCATGATTATAATTTTTAAAATAGTGGTTTGACCCATCATGCCAAATTCTTAAATCCGAACCATTACCAAATCTTAAAGTTTGGTTGTCTTGGAATTCCATATTGGCGTAAATCTCAATAGGGTCATTAGAATCAGCATCAATATATCCTCTAATATCTAATTGTCCATTTACTTGAACATTATTCATTACAGATGTTGATGCAAAATCACCATAGTAAGCAGTGTTATCACTATCGTAATAACGAGGTGCGTACATATCTTGTGCGTTTGTTGTAGTTCCACCAATTGGTACAGCTCTCATTGTTACCGTTACCTTCTTAGAAGATGAAGGTTCGGTTGAATTACTAATATTTGTTACTCTATTTCTTGCACTTCCACCAGCATCCCTTACTCTTACTTCAAATGAATTCCAATAAGATACTCTTGGCCACCAGAATGCAAGTGTACCACCATTATCAAATACCTTCATTGTAGAGAATCCAGCTTTACCTAAATGTAAACCAGAATGGTTGATAATAGTGTTAGCATATAGATAACCCTGTACCATAAAGTTAAATGGTGAGTCTGCTGAATAACTTTTACCAGTTGCTTCTAATACAAACGATGCTCCGTTTGTAGTATTTGATGTAATATCAGTTTGTACTAATGTACCAGATGTAAAATCAGAACCAGAATGTTTTTTATGTATGAATTCACTACCATATGTGTTTTCTGCATGATATAATCTAGAAGTTGAAGCAAAATTACCATAATAAGCAGTATCATTTGAATCATAGAATATTGGTGCTCTTTTAGAAGTTTCGGAGTATGAATTACCACTACTATCGAAATAAGTTCTGTTTGAACTACCTCCACCTGGTCTTAGTTCTAAATTACCACCATTATATGATGCAATATCCCAAGAAACTGCTCCATTATCTTGCAATCTTATATAAGACCAATTATTATTAGAATCCAAATCTATTCTAGCATATGATGCACTATCAACTCTAAATCCATCTGCTCTAGTAGTTCTTACTTGACCTAATGTTTGAAAAGATACTCCTGTTGTATTAGGGTCTACATAAGTTCCAGTATTATTAGAATCATAAAATATTGGTGCTCTTGATGAACCTGCAGCTTCTACATTACCACTTGAGTCTACTAACATTCTCCAACTACCCCAACCACCATTTCTATATCCTCGATTAGATGTAATAGCGTAAGAATCTGAAGTTTGGTAATAACCACTTGTCCAAGTTTGTGAAGTTAGTGGTGATGAGAATAATAAAGCAGGTCTATCAGTTCCAGAAATACCACCCCCTCTTATTTCTTGAACAACACCCCAAGAATGATTTGCGTATGTATTTTCTACTATTAAAGTTGTATTGTTTCCGGGAGCTGAACCAGTTTTAGTAATTTGCATTACAGGTCCATTTGATTTACCAAAATTAGAGAAGTCATTTGGGTTTACATAATACGCAGTATCATTTGAATCATAGAAAATAGGTGCTCTAAATGAGTTATTAGCTTGAACATATCCTCTATAAATTCTCATTTGCTCTGCCCAACCAGAACCTAAGTTCTGCCACATACTCATATATGAAGAGTTTTGGTCAATAGCACCTAAAGCTGTATTACCAGATGTGTACCAAGTTGATACTGAGTTAGATGGTCCTTCAAAATTAATTACTCTACTATTAGAACCACCCCCAATTGTATTTGCAAATGTTGTACCATCAGGCGATGTATCAATTGAACCACCACCATATGCTCTAAAATTATTTTTTACTTGTACTTCATTATTATTTATTTCTAATCGTTCACCACCACCAGTTACAACTCTAAAATTATCTGCAGATTGGAATTGAATGTATGTGTTAGTATCACCATCGTGGAAAATACGGTCATTTAATCCAATATCTTCAACATTAAGAAGTTGTTGGTTATTTGCATTTAAAGAGGCACCAAGTTTAACGTAAGTATCGTTAACTTCCAACATTTCTGTACCACCAGTAACAATTCTAAATTGATTAGCATCATGGAATTGTAAATAAGTATCGGTATCACCTTGACTATAAATTCTATCATCTAAATATATGTTTTCAACAGTATTTAAATTACCATTACCTAAGTTTAGTCCAGCAAATTGAGGTGAATCTGATGTACGAACATTCTGATTCATTAAATAAACCTCAGTTGTACCTTGTCCAGTATTAATATTTGCTGCGGTTATTGTGCCATTGAAAGCTACGGTTGTTCCACTATATGAATAACTAAATACTTCATTATTTGTACCAGCTTCTCTATTAAAGAATGTAATTCTATCTGAAGTTTCACCATTGATAAATCCAGGTGAACCATCTCCATTGTAAGAAATACCACCACCATAAGTTGATGATTGTCCTACATAAAGGTAACCAGTACCTTGTGAGTTACCGTATGCTTCAAAACCTGCTTTATTAGAATCACCTGCAAGAACTCGAACTACTGAATCTGCACTCTTTGAAGTACTACCTACTGTAACATCATCAAAAGTTACATCATCAGATGTACGAACATTTTGGTTCATTAAATAAACCTCAGTTGCACCTTGTCCAGTATCTACTGTGTTTGAGTAGAATGTACCAGCAACATACATCGTATATGATGTATTTAATGTACCTTGTCCAAATGTAAAGTTACCACTTCCATTTAATCCAAATACTGCTCTTGTGTTACTTGCATCACTTTCAATAAAGTTTACTAAATGGTCTGAATAAATCGATAGATTATTCTCATTAGTAATTTTAGTTATTGCTCCAACCGTTTCATCTAAGATTAATGTACCACCTCTTGCATTTAAGTTCCCGGTTGCTGTTAAATCATCATCAGCGTACCATGAATCTATTGATTCTCTCCAATAGAATTTTTTAGTTGCTGAAGAACCTCTTAATATCTCAATACCACCATCCTCCGAAGGAGTACCAGTTGTAAAGTTTGAATTAAGAGTTATAATATTATCTGCTAACTGAATAGTTTCGGTATTCACAATTGTTTGAGTACCTGTTACATTCAGATTACCTGTTATGTTTAATGTTGTACCATCAAAAGTAAGATTACTTTCAACAGTTCCGTTTGGTGCTGAACCATTAAGTGTGATTACACCATTATCAGTATTACCTGTTAATGCTAATAATCCATCTGTACCACTTTCTCCAGAAGTTCCAGAAGTTCCAGATGTACCAGACGTTCCAGATGTACCACTTGTTCCAGATGTACCACTTGTTCCAGAAGAACCCGATGAACCCGATGAACCAGAAGAACCACTTGAGCCACTTGAACCAGAACTACCACTACTTCCAGAAGAACCTGAAGAACCTTCAGCTCCAGAAACACCACTTGTTCCAGATGTTCCACTTGAACCACTTGAACCAGAACTACCACTAGAACCAGAACTACCACTACTTCCAGAAGAACCTGAAGAACCACTACTTCCACTTGTACCATCAGAACCTACTACACCAGCTGCTCCATCAACTCCACTCGAACCACTTGTTCCACTTGTTCCGCTTGTTCCACTTGTTCCACTACTCCCAGATGAACCTGATGAGCCAGAAGAACCTGATGTTCCTCCACTACCAGCAGTACCTGGAGTACCATCACCACCACCAGCTCCAGTTAAACCAGAAGAACCAGATGTTCCAGATGTACCCGAAGAACCACTACTTCCACTACTTCCACTTGTTCCATCTTCACCATCAGTACCATCTATACCAGATGAACCACTTGAACCAGATGAACCTGAAGAACCAGATGAACCAGATGTACCTTGAGCTCCACCAACACCTGAAGAACCAGATGAACCTGAAGAACCACTACTTCCAGATGAACCACTTGAACCAGATGTTCCACTTATCCCAGACGAACCACTTGTTCCATCTTCACCATCTACACCATCTACACCATCAACTCCATCTGCACCAGAAGAACCAGATGAACCACTACTTCCAGATGAACCACTACTTCCAGATGAACCACTACTTCCAGATGAGCCACTTGTTGCACTTGTTCCACTTGAACCAGATGAACCAGAACTTCCACTTGTACCTCCACTTCCTGCAGTACCATCGGTTCCAGATGAACCCGATGAGCCAGAAGAACCCGATGAACCAGAAGAACCAGAAGAACCAGATGTGCCAGATGTTCCAGATGTACCTGAAGTTCCACTACTTCCACTTGAACCGCTACTACCAGAAGTACCATCAGTACCATCTATCCCAGATGAACCAGATGTACCACTTGTTCCAGAAGTTCCAGAAGTTCCAGAAGTTCCAGATGTACCAGACGTTCCAGATGTTCCAGATGTTCCAGCAGTACCAGCTGCTGGTTCCCATTCTGAACCTGTGTATCTAAATATGTTAGTATCAGTTGAGTTATAATATAATTGTCCAACTACACCACCAGATGGTTCTGAACTAAAGACTGGAATTACTACCGAATCTTTAATTAATACTGAACCTGTAAATTGATGTGAATCAGTACTTTCATCACCAAACACATTCGAACCCGATGCGTAAATTACTGATGATGAAATAAATGTTGTTATTAATTCAGTTGATGTTATTGTTCCACCTACTGATAAATCGTTTCCGATTGTTAAATCGTTATCTATTTGTGCATTATTCTTAAAAATACCACTACCAGTTACAATTAAAAATTTATCAATTGTAGTACCTGTGTTTATTCTTAAACCTTTATTTTCAGAAATTACAGCTTCTGCTGAACCTGATTTTAATCTATCGATATCACCTAATGCTGATGCTGGTACATTATATAAACCACTACCATCACCATCATATCTTGATGCTGATACATTTGAACTTATATTTAATGAACCTGTTATTGTAGTATTACCAGTTACATCAAATGTAGTTCCACTTTCAACTGATGCGGTTGCTGAACCTTCTGCTATTCTTGCTATATCACCAGTAAGAGCTGATGTTGGTATATTATTTAATTCTGAACCATCTCCTCTGAAAGAACCACTAAAAGAAGATGCAGTTACACTATTATCTACATTTAAAGACGTATTGATATCAACCGAAGATGTAGATATAGTTGCTTGTTCTACACCTTGAACATCAATCGAAAGTAAACTTTGACTGACCTGATTGATTCCGTTTGGGTTCTTTCCTCCGTATTCCATTAACCTCTATTTATGATATCTCTAATACTGATAAAATAACATCTGCCGAACTATTAACATTAGATGTCACTGTTATTGAATCGTTTGCCTCTAAAACTACTTTTTGGTCACCACCAACTAAAACTGCCGATGAACCATTTGGGATAACTGCTCCTTTTACTAAATATTTAGTAACACTAGCAGAATTATCGGTTATTTGTACATCTACATAAATGTTTTGAGATACAATATTTGCTACATTTACACCAATCACAGTTGTTGATGTTGCAGCTGGTGTTGTATAAACACTCAATCCACCTGTTCCTGCAGGTCCTTTTATACTATTTTTAAATACATTTGCCATATCTTTATCCTAATGCTATTGAAAATGCCAACGCAGAATCTAATACATCTACACCTTCAACTGTAAATGCGTTTCCATTTGTTACATTTATTGAACCACTTACTTGAACTGAACCACTATTAATAATATTTACACCACCATCAGTATTTTCCGTACCAACGTTTAATGTTTGTTTTACAGTTAAATTACTAAATTCAGCCTGCTCAACTGTAATATCACCAATAAATGAACCACTAAGTGAACCTGTAAATGAACCAGTGAATGAACCACTCAAATCAGCGTATGCCGAAGGAGCTTGTGTAATCGAACCGGAAAAACTAGGTTGGTCTATTCTCATTGATAATTATCGTTTTCTTTGATATAAATATCAAATAAATATCTTTTACCTTTTAAGATGGCTTTGTAGGCCATACAATATTATAAGGGTCTGATTGTGTTGTTACATCTCTTAAAGATTGTCTATAATTTTGCCAATCAGTTAGTTGAGAACCTGTGATTGGTGAATCTTGAAATTGAGTCCAATCAGAATTACTCAATAATGTATTTCTACTATCTCTTATATCAGACCACTTTATTTCTTTTCTTGTATTTATTGTAGCTTCATCTGCATCTGATATTTCATATGTTTGTACATATACTGAACCAGATAAAGTTGGAGTTACTTCTACTACATCTTTAGTGTAATCATCGTCATAACCACTATCTTTTAATTCAACATTATATACACCAAAAGTTTCCAATAAACTATCTGTGATAATTGTTGGAAAACTTGTATTCTGATTATCAATTTTTAAATTTTGAACCGAATATGGATATGTTATAGTTGAACCTGATACTTTTAGATACATAATATTTTATTTAAATGTTGCTGGTATCGAACCAAAATTAGTTAAACCACTACAAAATGCAAAACAATCAGTACCAATAGGTGTTGGAGTTCTTTCAAAAATTTCATCACCACTTGGTGTATCAGTTGGAGTTGCTCCACCTAATGAGTTAGCTGTTGTTGCCATATTAAATGCATTAGAGAATGTTGTAACCGATTGGTTGTTACTAAAAAAGTTTGATGGAATTGCGGTTATTGACCTACAATTCCTAAATACTGATTCAAAGTTTACAACTTGTGTATTGTTATCAAATAATCCACTTGGTATTGATGTTAAAGTTAAACATGCATTGAATGTACCAGAAAAAGATGTTACATTTGTATTATTATCAAATAATCCACTTGGTATCGATGAAATTCCAGTACAAAATACGAATGTATTAACAAAAGAAGTAACATTTGATGAAAAATCAAATAAACCATTTGGAATTATTGTTATTCCAGTTTGTCTAAATGTAGAGTTAAATCTAAGTACAGTATTTAATCCTTCGTTTAAGGTTGCATTATTAGAAACATCTGATGGGATTGTTGTTAAATTAATACATCCAAAAAAGTCAATTTGTTCAAAATCAATACCTCCCCAATCATCAACTGAACGATATAATCCTTTATATGATGAATTGTTATTCACATTAAAACCTGGACAATATCCACTAATTATAATTTGATAAGTACCAGCAGTTGAATATGTATGGAATCTACCAGAATCAAGAGTTTGTAATATTGTAGTTGTACCACTACTATCACCCCAGTCAACAACTATATTAGGTTGTTTTCCACCAGGTGAAGTTAGGGGCAACTCAAATTGTGTATTTGCTCCTCCAGTTTGTATTGTAAATTTAAAAGGTCTCACTTGTCCTGCTTCTATTGAAATTAAACGTCTTGCTATACTCATAACTATTCATTAACTTACATTGTTTGCACTTAGGAATCCATAATATGTACTCCCCCCATCATAAGTATAGAATACTAATATATCTTTTCCATTTGCTGTTAGTGTTGGTGCTGCTCCATTAGCCCATTGTATTATACCAGGCCAACTTACAGTTGCAGTACCACCACTTCCATCTTCCAACACCAATGTAAATCCAATTGCACGAGGGCCTGTTGGTGCGTTTGAAAGAGAAATTGTTATACTACCAGTTCTATTGATTCTAAAGTTGTTACCTTCAGTTAAATCTATATTTGTTGTTCCACTTGAATTACCTATATCGTAGTAGTTTTCGTGGAATCTTGTAGAGAATGTAGCATCACTTACATCTAAATCACCAGTTACATCTAATAAATTACCATTGAATGTTAAATTAGCTTCTGCATTTGCAGTTCCATCACCTTCCATAGTAACAACTCTATCTTCTGCATCATTATCTACATTTAATAATCCACTTGAACCAGATGTACCAGATGAGCCCGAAGAACCAGTTTCACCTGATGAACCAGAAGTTCCACTTGTACCACTCGTACCACTACTTCCAAATAAAGTACCATCTAAACCAGATGTACCAGCAGTACCAGACGAACCTGATGAACCACCCTCTCCAGTTATACCCGATGTACCCGAAGAACCAGAAGTTCCACCTGTTCCACTACTACCACTACTTCCGAATAAAGTACCATCTAAACCACTTGTACCAGATGTACCAGCCGTTCCAGATGAACCAGCCGTTGATGCAGTACCAGACGAACCCGATGAACCCGCAGTACCTCTCGTACCACTACTACCACTACTTCCAAATAAAGTACCATCTTGTCCAGAAGTACCTGATGTTCCAGCTGAACCACTTTCTCCACTCGTACCAGAAGAACCACTTATTCCACTTGTACCGCTTGAACCACTACTTCCGAATAAAGTACCATCTTGTCCAGAAGTACCTGATGAACCAGCAGTTCCACTTACACCAGATGTTCCACTTTCTCCACTCGTACCACGCGTACCAGAAGAACCAGATGAACCAAAGAAAGTTCCATCAATACCACTTGTACCAGTTGTTCCAGAAGTACCTGATGAACCTCCAGTACCAGCAGTACCAGCGGTACCTGTTGAACCTGAAGTTCCCGAAGTACCATGTGTACCACTACTTCCAAAGAATGTTCCATCTTGTCCAGAAGAACCTGAAGTACCAGTTGTACCCGATGTACCAGCAGTTGATGAAGTACCAGATGAGCCAGATGAACCACCAGTACCAGTTGTTCCAGATGAACCAGCTGAACCAAAGAATGTTCCATCTTGTCCGCTTGTTCCACTCGTTCCACTTACCCCACTACTACCTGATGTTCCAGCACCAGAAGTACCAGAAGTACCAGCCGTACCTGATGAACCGAAGAATGTTCCATCAACACCTGATGTACCAGTTGTACCACTTGTCCCACTACTACCACTCTCACCGCTTGTACCAGATGTACCTGCTCCACTCGTACCAGAAGTACCAGCCGTACCAAAATTAGTTCCATCTAAACCAGAAGAACCTGAAGTTCCAGTTGTACCAGAAGAACCTGATGTTCCAGTTGTACCACTCGTTCCAGAAGTTCCAGCAGTACCAAAGTTAGTTCCATCTTGTCCAGATGAACCCGAAGTACCATTTGTACCATTAGCTCCATTTTCTCCATCAATACCCGATGTACCAGTTGTACCTGAAGAGCCAGCAGTACCAGATGAGCCACTACTACCGCTGGTTCCAGATGTTCCAGAAGTACCACTACTTCCAAAGAACGTTCCATCTAATCCAGTTGTTCCAGATGTACCATCACTTCCTAATCCAGAAGTACCCGATGAACCTGCGGTTCCACTTGAACCAGATGAACCGAAGAATGTTCCATCTACACCAGAAGAACCTGAAGTTCCACTTGTACCAGACGAACCTGCCGAACCACTTGTCCCACTACTTCCGCTAGTACCATTTGTACCTGATGTACCTGATGTTCCACTACTCCCTTCAGCTGATGTACCAGAACTACCACTTGTTCCAGTTGTTCCGCTTGTTCCAGTTGTTCCAGAAGTTCCACTTGTTCCACTACTTCCCTCTGCGGATGTACCAGAAGAACCTGATGTTCCACTTGTTCCGCTTGTACCACTACTTCCACTTGTTCCAGATGTACCTGATGTACCACTACTTCCTTCAGCAGATGTACCACTTGTTCCTGCTGAACCTGAAGTTCCAGTTGTTCCGCTTGTTCCAGAAGTACCAGCCGTTCCACTACTTCCCTCAGCTGATGTACCTGATGTACCAGTTGTACCAGAAGTACCAGCTGAACCACTTGTTCCATTAGAACCAGATGTACCCGATGTACCTGCTGAACCACTTGTCCCACTACTACCACTCGTTCCAGATGTACCAGAAGTTCCACTACTACCACTCGTTCCATCAGAACCACTTGTTCCACTACTACCACTCGTTCCAGATGTACCAGAAGTTCCTTCAGAACCAGTTGTTCCAGAAGTTCCAGATGTACCCGATGTACCTGCTGAACCTCCACTACCAGACGTTCCACTTGTTCCAGAAGTTCCAGTTGTTCCGCTTGTTCCAGAAGTACCACTTGTACCACTACTTCCACTTGTTCCAGATGAACCTGATGTTCCGTTTGTACCTGAAGTTCCAGATGTACCAGCCGAACCTGATGAACCTTCTGCTCCACTTGTTCCACTTGTTCCAGAAGTACCTGATGTACCATTAGTACCTGTCGAACCAGAAGAACCAGAAGTACCCGATGAACCAGAAGTACCAGCTGAACCTGAAGAACCTTCTTGTCCACTCGTACCACTACTTCCACTACTTCCGCTTGTTCCACTACTTCCAGAAGAACCACTTGAACCAGAACTTCCGCTTGTACCACTTGTACCAGAACTTCCACTTGTTCCGCTTGTACCACTACTTCCACTTGAACCAGATGAACCCGATGAACCGGATGTACCTCCACTACCACTACTTCCGCTTGAACCAGATGTACCCGAAGTTCCACTACTTCCACTTATACCACTTGAACCAGATGAACCTGATGTTCCAGAAGAACCTCCCGTACCAGATGAGCCTGAAGTTCCACTTGAACCAGATGTACCTGATGTTCCGTATTTATCAACAATGTTTATTGTTCCAAGCATTGAACCATGAACACTACATTGGTAATATATGTTATTAGGAGCATTTTCAGGAACTCTATATTCTATTAAAGTAGAAGTACTATGAACTCCAGCTCCTGCATCATTATTTGTTGTACCAGGCACAGTTGTATTATCACCAGATTCTAATCTTAATGCAAATGGATGTGATGAACTTACATTTGAAACATCAAAGTAATATAATTCACCCCTTACAAGAGTTAATGATGGTTGGTTTCCACTATATCCATCTATTGTATAATTGTTTCCACCTGGTGTTCTAACAATGAACAAAGCTCCACCTTCTCTACCAGCAGTACCAGATGTACCACTCGTTCCAGACGAACCTGATGTTCCAGATGTACCAGTTGAACCTGATGTACCAGCAGTACCAGATGTACCACTACTTCCAGAAGAACCACTTGAGCCGGAAGAACCAGATGTTCCAGACGTTCCTGAAGTTCCACTACTACCACTCGTTCCACTTGTTCCAGAAGTACCCGATGAACCAGAAGTACCACTACTTCCACTTGAACCAGAAGTACCAGATGAACCTGAAGTTCCACTACTACCACTTGTTCCAGCGGTTCCACTACTACCACTTGTCCCACTACTACCACCTGTTCCACTTGAACCAGAAGTACCAGCAGTACCACTTGTTCCAGCAGTTCCACTACTACCACTTGTACCAGCAGTTCCAGAAGTTCCACTTGAACCAGATGAACCAGCCGTTCCAGTAGTACCACTACTACCAGAAGAACCCGATGTACCACCAGTACCAGATGTACCACTTACAGCAGTTACATCTCTTTTGAAAACTTTTCCAGTTGATTCATCAATAACTAAAACTGTATCTGAACTACCAGTTTGTAATCCTACAAATTGTGTACTACCAGATGATACTAAACTACCACTTACTTCAAATCTTCCAACAAATGAACCAGTACCAGTATTTGGTAAGAAATTTTCTCCTAAGAAATCACCAGCATTTAAAGCGAATGAAGCAGTTGCTGCATAAGATGCTGAAAGTACAGTCATCGATGCCGTTTGGTCATTTCTTACATAATCTTCAGCAGATACAGCGTTTATAGCATAAGATGCTGAAAGAGCGTATGATGCTGAAAGTACAGTCATCGATGCCGTTTGGTCAGTTCTTACAAAGTTATCAGTATTAAAATCACCAGCGTTTACGGCGAATGAAGCAGTTTCAGCATATGATGCTGAAAGTACAGTCATTGAAGCCGTTTGGTCATTTTGTATATAGTTATCTAAATTAGCAATCTCAGCAAGAGATGCCGAATCGAATCCAAATAAGTTTGATGCAGTTTGAGCTAAATCAGCGTTTCTAGCATATGATGCTGATAATACTGAACCTACTACATCACTACCTTGTACAAATCCTGCTAATCTACCACCAGTACCAATTACTGCTTGTCCACTTGTCAATCCACTAAATGTTACTCTAACCGATGAACTATCGATTGATTCTATTGCTTGTGGAATAATCTGTCCATTTGAACCAGTTTCATAAATTTGAACTACTGGATAATCAAGAGAAAAATTATGTTGGAATACTACCTCAGTTACATCTGAGAATGGGAATACAGCAGTATCACCAAATTGTGTTACAGGTCTAAACTTATTAGCATCTGCATCAAATATTAAAATATCTAAATCATCAGGTACATCTATACCAACATTTTCACCCTGATATGAACCTACAAACGATGATGTAATTCTTGGTGAGAATATTTCATCAGTTACAGTTATCTTAGATGCACTTACATCATTTTGGAAAGTTACATCTCCTAAGAATGTTGAACCACTATCAATT